ACCTTAGCAATTTACTCAGCTATTAGCGTAGCTTGGCACACAAACTGCATAAGCAATAAGTAACTGCATAAGCAATAAGTAACTGCATAAGCAATAAGTATGCCAGCCTAGGGCGGTGGTGGGTTATTTGATGCGGTAGACCATCCAGTCACCCTCGAGGAAGTAAACCTTAATGCCAGTCTTAGCCTAGAACTTAAGTGCTTCCACTTGTTGAACTTTGGTTAACTCTCTCCCAAAGGTGCGAATGGAATCAATGCCAGCCTTGACTAGAGTGGAGGCTTTATATTTTGCGTTGGCGTTCATGGTATGTTTCCTTGTAAGTAAGTGTAAGTGGCTGGAAGTGTTTTCCCTTCCACGATTAGTATTATACACCTAATGGCTGACCATGCAAGGGTATGTGGCAGCCATTGGCATAGGTATGTGTGTATGTGGTTAGCCAAGTAATTTGTTAACGTCGACCATCGCTTTAGCAAAGTCGACAGGCGTTGGTTGGGCTGTCCAAGAGGCTGGATAATGTTGAATGGACAAACCACCAATGGATACATCGTAGGATGTAAGTGTTACCTGTTCATTTGGGTATTCGGCTGCAAGGGCGACAAGTTTATTGTAGGCCGCGAGGGAAAAGGCGTTAGTGTCAATTGCGAAGTTTGTGCTATTGGTGACGATGGTGAGTGAGATGATCATGATGTAAGTTCCTTAGTAAGTGTTGGTATGGCAGCCACCTTGACCACCATACCGAAAAACATTGTTTAACCGAAGAGTGCCGCCAAGCTGGCTTTTTGCGCTTCAATAGCAGCCACGCGTTTCGCTTCAACCTTTTCTTTGAGTGCGGTAGCCACTTCGGGATGTTTTTCACACAGAAACTTCACCGCTGGTGCAAACATCGCATTGTCAACCGTCATCAAAGTTGCGGCAATCACGTCAAATTCCCCACCAAGGTTTTCAATGGTTGAGATAATTTCCGCATCTGTCAGGCCACCAATGTTGGGCGCTTTCGCACTTGTGGCCTTGCTGGCTTTCACTGGTTCGACCCGCGTTGCAGCCTTGTAATCTGCGAGGGTTGCATAACCCTTTTCCCACAATTCAACCCGTTCCACGACTTCGGCAAAGGTCTTGCAGGTATCGTTTGTAGCCCGCTTGACTGCATAGCGAAGGAGATAGGCCATTACCGCAGGCTTAGAAAAGATTTCATCAAGTTGGATTGTTTTGCATTCGCCTTCACCCTTGCCTGCGAATGTCACTTGAGTATCCTCAAAGCGGTATTCCACAACCCCGCGATTGTCAGTGTCTTTGCCAACGCTCAGAGTGAGGGTATTTTTCGCTTGCAAGCCTGCAACCATTTCAACTAATTGCGCTTTTGTCATGTTTTCGATAGAAGCTGTCATAAATAATATTCCTTGTAAAAAGTGTATGTAAAAGTGTTTTGCCTTTCGCCTGGTTGGAAGTTCCCGGCTTGTCCGGTTTGTTCGCCTCCCATGAGTTGAACTATACGCGGCTGGTGCAGCCATTGCAAGTGTTTTTTGTAAAAAGTTTTAAGTTAAGTAGAAAAAGTTGGGGATTAAGTTACGCGGGTTAGCCAGGGGCAAAGCACGGGAGTGGGGAGGGATGATATGGGGCAAATCGGCATTGTGGGGCGCGTGGTGAGCTTGCCAAGGATTACGCTTGCCATCTACACCCCATAATAAGGACAAGGGGGCTAAGGGCAAAAACGTTGAATTTCCCTTGTAAGCCCTTGAACGCTTAGGGGTTGTTTCGGTTATTCCCGGAATCTTTGCATGGCGTGTTGGGGCTTGAGGTGAGGCTATGGGGCATTTCAAGGGTATGACCACCCAACATTCACCCCGCCTAAACGCCGCCACAAGGCCTTTCGCCATCCGCCCAACCCCGGGCAAACCTCGCTACCCAGCTTTTGAAATGGCGTAGCGCCTTATGGCTGGCGGGTTGCGCGGCATGTGTGTGGGGAGGGGGGCGCAGAATCGTTGTGGGACGGGGTTTGCGGCAGGTCAGTGGAATTAAGGGGGGGTAAAGGCGAAGCTGGGTGGGTAGCAGTGTTGGGGGCAACTGCAACTTTGTGGCTGGAGACTGGGGACTCGCTTTATGGAAGTGGCGAGTCCCCAAAAAATGGGAAGGGGGAAGTGCACAAAGTGCTGGGGGTTAGTATTCTTGGAAAATGTGAACGAAGTCTGATGGTGAACAAGCATACCCCCAGCCGCAGGTGTCCAAGTCTTCACACAGCTCGCCCCAAAGGTCTGAATCAACACCTTCCGGCAGTGTGACCATTAACCAAGCCGTGAAATTATTGGCGAATGCTTCCAGCTTTATGCCTTCCTCTAAAATTGGTGCTGAGATATTGTCAGGCACAGCTTTGGATAGCAGTATGTTTCGCGTTGTGCCTCTGGGGTCAGAATATATACCCATTAGTTTGCTCCTTCGGTTAAAATTTAGTTCGACAGTTTTCACTCTGCCACCGTTACGAAATAGCTACCTTCAGGGAACTCCTCCCCCGGTTCACAGTCAGGCACTCCAAGTTCACTGTACACGTCACAGTCTTTGTGGCTGCGTAGGCAACAATTGGCGCAGCGTCTATCGTAGGAGGTAAGGTTTCCTGATGCTGGACGTGCAGGCATCTGAAGCAAGTGGATGTTGATTGGTTTCATAGGAAGTCAGCTCCATAAAGGACACAAGGGATTACGCAGTATCGCTGGTTACCGAGGGTTTCAACTAACAGTTGTCTATCCTCAGCTAAGACTGCATCGAAGGCCTGGATTAAGTCGGTATCCGCATCTGCCAGTGCCACTTCAATGTCGCCAAACTCCCGCTGAATTTCCTGTAATTTTCTAACAAATCCCGAAATTTTCATGTTTTTTCTCCAGTTTTATACAAAATTAAAAAATTATCTGCAATTTTAGCCGTTACCGAGTCTGATACCCAGCACACACTGGCTTACCATTTTCACCATACCGCCATTCAGTCGGGTACTTACTCTCTCCAACCTCGTACATCTCAGCCGCCCGCCAAATCTCACAGGCCACGCCGAAAGTTTTTGGACGTTTAGTGCAGCTTGTGCAGTACTTTGCATGAAAAATGTCTGCTTCTGCTTGCGTGCTGGGTTTCCAGCCTTGCGGCTTAGTAATTCCTTGCAGTTCTGCAACCGCTTCACGCATCTTTGCGTAGGCATCCTGCACCTGTTCCGCGCATTTCAGGGCAATTCTGCCAGCCTCAGTAATTTCAATCCTATTATGCATTCGCTGGAATACCTGCATACCGAGTTCCTCTTCCAGTTTCCTGACCTGAAAAGTTACCGCTGGTTGTGTCATGTGTACCAGCTCGGCAGCTTTGGTAAAACTGTTGGTTTCAGCTACGGCTTGGAATACGGTTAGTCGTTTGTCAGTCATCACAAGTTCTCCACCACAAATTCTACGAAATAATCCGGTTCAAGCCCAGTCCAATCATTCCAAAGGCATTTTACGTCAGGTGCAAATGCCCCCCAGTCATCACATTCGGCAGCTTCACGCATCTCTTCGATCATCTGATCAAGCTGGTCAAGAATACAATCGACTGGCAAATTGTCACGGGCGGCCAGAATTGCGGCTATTTTCTGCTTGGTACTCATAGGTCTTCCTCTTGTTCAGTAATTTCAAAATATTCAGGGCTACTAAAGTAATCATTGCAAATGATCTCCACTGCAATCCTAGCCACTTCTCTTGTTGCAAACTTAGCAGCTTGGCTCTGGAAAGCCGTAAGCGTGTAGTCGCTGTACTTACCGCCAGAGATAAATTCACCAGTTTGCACGTTACGGACAATCCAGACCATGCTAGGCGCTCCTTAGTTTGATTTTTGGTAAGTTTTTCATCTGATTTATCCCCTGTCTTCAATTAGGTATCTGCCATCGGTGGGGTGCAGTATCACCCTTTGTTTTGGTGTCACCTGCGGCACACCAATTGCGATTTCCCCGTCTTGCAGCTTTTTTTCTACCTGTTCCAGTGGAACTCCATAAGCACTATAGTAGATAACTGCCTTCCGAAAACTCACAAAATGGCTTGTTCCTTGCAGTGTCATACTACCACCTCCTTACCAATCGTTACCTGTACTACTAAGCAGTCTGGGTAAATCTCCTGAGCCTCCTTCAATGCAGCGTGTGCGGTTTTTGCCAGTGTAACCCACTGAAAGGTACTGCCGTCAGCTCGCTCGATTACGGCTGAATAAGTCTTACAGTTTTCGTAGATTTGCTTATTCAAGGTTTTCAGCATTAATTCAATCGTATCCATTAGGGTATCCTCGCTGTGATTGCTAACGGGTAACTAATTTTACCATCAGCGTTCATTTGTAAAACTAGGTCAATCTTCTGTTGGTAGCCAAAACTTGGGATGACCTCCTTCATCGCAAGCCCAGCATTTAACAAATAGCTGACCGTGACGGCTTCCGTTTCGTTTGCGGCTTCATGCACACTGCAAAGTGTTCTGCCCACTTTTGCGCAGACTTGGGACTTCCTGTAGGTGAAGCTGGTTATTTGCATATTGTTATTCATAATTACCCAGCCTTTCTTCCAGATGGGCAACAGTACTTTCAAGCTGGGTGACTTCCGACTCTAAGTCGGCAATCTTACTAGCTTGATCGGAGTTCTCAGACTCCAAACCATTCAGTTCATCAATCCTGCCCTGTTTCCTACTCAGCCCATGTTCCATACGAATACCCGCTTGTTTGGCTTCAGCCACGGCCTTCCCAATTAACCAAGCCTGCTGGCTGATGAAGTCAATCCACTCAGGCATACTTGCTGGAATGTTCTCAACTTCAGTATTCTGGGCAGTGTTTACCCAGTCTTGAATCTCAGCTACTGCCTTCATCGCTTCATCGTGCATATCACAGATCATTTTCATACATCACCTCAATTAATTACTGAAAAAATTTAACTTAATCGCTCCTACCGCAAAGCTCAGGGCAATTCCCGCAAGCACATTACGCTGGAACTGAACGTGCTTGTCTTCATCAAATCGCATCTGACTAACCAGCTGGGCTTCTTCAGGTTTCAATGGCTGTGGGAACTCCCCAGTTGTGTCCTTGAAGATGTTTGGCTGAGTTTGCAGGATTGTGTGGTGTAGGTTACTCATAACATTGTCCTCAGTGTAAGCTATTGCTCTGTTCAAATGTCCAGCCGTCTGCCCCGAAGACACACCAGCGACCAATGCTCTTGCCATATGGGTTATACATTGGGCTGATTCGGTCGGTGTCAGCAATCAGCTTGAGTGTGCCATACTCCCAGTTTTGGTCTGCAATGGCTGCACGGAAATTGGCAAGGTAGCGCAGGAAGTTTGGCGTGCCAACGGGTTGTGTTGCCTGTGTACGGCGTTTTTTCTCTAGTTTTTTCTGGCTTTCTGAAAGGTTCATGGCGTTATCTCCTTGTTAGTGGAAGTGTTTCGTTCGTTTCGGATGTGTTGCTTTATTCGATGTGCCATTATAACATTTTAAATCGCGTAGTCAAATGGTTTATGTGCATCCTTATGCATTTAATTGGATGTTTGCTCCCCACTACATTACAATAGGCTTTTCAACATAAGGATGCACACCCATGCGCATAAATTTGAACCTGCCTGAGCAACTGGCAGTAGCCCTTAAGCAATTCGCTGCCACTAACCGCAGAACAGTAACAGCGGAAGCTATTCTGGCACTTGAAGCCTACCTGAAGGAAGTTATGAAAAAGGAGAAGATGGATGAACAGTGATGATGTGTTACGCAGTATGCCGGAAGACACAACGTTCTTTTATTATTTAGATGTACCGATAGGCTACAGTCCAACTACTGGAGTATGTTGCAAAGCGTCTAGTGACGGGCGCTGGAAGTTAGTAACTCCAGGGACTGGCTACGGCTATACACAGTTGAAGGTGGGTGATAAAACGTTGCACCTCCATAGGATAGTAGCTGAAATTTTTCTAAATGCCGGGCAACCACTACGCAGGGAGCAGCAAGTAGACCACATCAAATCGGTTGACGGCAGCCACGCTCAGGATAAACTAAGTAATCTGAGGATATGTAGCCAAAGTGAAAACCAGCGAAATCAGCAACTTAGATGGAATAATGTTTCGCGGTACAAAGGAGTCAGTTTAATCAAACGCGACAGAAAGTGGCAGGCGAGCATCAAGATTTCAGGCAAGAATAAAAGTCTCGGTTATTTCCCCACACCCGAAGCTGCCGCTGAAGCCTACGATGCAGCAGCCATCCACCACTTTGGAGAGTTCGCCTGCACTAATGAGGAATTAGGGCTTTTAAACCGCGTAAAGAATGCCGTGGCCTAACTTACGCAATTCAAAACTTTGGGGAATACCTATGCCCTTTAACACTGTGAATATCCTTGATCGTATTTGGAAAAAATGCCTGCTTGAGAAAGGTTGTAAGATTCAGCTTCGCCCAGAGGACAATCTCAAATTGTTAGTCACTCGACTGCGCCGCAGGCACACTGCACTTAAGAAGTATTATGGTGAAGAGCCTACTGGAAAGGCTTTACAGCTGTTCCATATTAGGGTCGATACTGAGCTTTTGCAATTGAGTTTGGAGTTTGTAGACATCAGTCAAGATACGCTCAGGTATTTAGTATGCGAATTAAAGCTTGACCCGCGACAAAATGAGGAGTATTCGCACGCGGGCGCGTTTCCTCTAAATGGGGTGTTCGTGACGTTCCCGCCCATCCCCGACGATACCCAAAAAGTTTTTCCCTTGAATGGCGTTTGAAGGTGTTTTACCGCTTGCAGCCCTGTCGCAAGCAAGGTATACTTCTCTTCATCGAAACGCTTTTTTAACCCGCCCAACATGGGCAACCTCCTGGAGACTCAAAATCATGACCCGTAACACAGAAACTGAAATGCTGGAAGCCGCATCCGCCGAAGTCGCAGCAACTGGCGCAATCACTATGAACGACGGCTCAGTCGTCACATTCGGGGCAAAAGCCAAAATGAAGAAAACTGCTGACGTTGACACAGGCGAATGTAAATTCATGCTGAAAAACGGTTCAATTGTTCCGTTCAACATTCCCGGCTTCGACCCAGCATCAAGCGTCCAAATCCGTACCTTGGCTTGCCATGGTGCATTGCAAATGATTGGTGACAGCGCAGTGAAGGCAAAGGACGCAGACGACATTGAACACGCAGTCCGCACCAAAATCAAGGCGATTGAAGAAGGTAAGTTCGACACCCGCGAAAGTGGTACAGGCATTGCTGGTCTGGCTGACGTTGCTTTGGCTACTTGCCGTCAGGCCAACATGAACCCAGATGAAACCCATGCTTCTGGCGTTACTAACCTGACCTTTGCACGCAATATATTGATGGGCTGGACGACCGAGCAGTTCGCGGCTCACAAGGCAAGCCCAGAAATCAGCTATCATTTGAAGGCAATCGCAATGGAAAAAGCTGCGGCTAAGTTGCAAGCCTCTGGTGGTGCAGCCACAGGTGCAAGCGTTTTCTAAACTCACAATCTTCCTCTTCCTTGTAAAGTGTATTGGCCAGCATTTGCTGGCCTTTTTTATGGGCGGGGTTTGGGCGCGTTTGGTGGGTGGGTGAGGTAGGTTAAAAATTAAGCACGAAATAATTCCAATTAATTGCTAATCACCTATTGCTAAATACGCAATTCAAAACTATACTATCCCCCATGCAAACGAAAACACTTTAACACTTTACAAGGAATGCAGTTATGACAACTCCAGCCGACGACTTCACCAATTTCTTAGCTGGCTTGCAAGCAAAAGCAAGCGCAGTACCCGCAAAGCAAACCAAGCAACCTGCAAATCAGGCTTGGCAACCAACACCACGAGCTGAACCTGTTGTACGGATTGTCGAAAAGCCTGTGATTGGACGGGCAGCAGTTTGGCTAAACATCACTGATCAAGCTGGTAACATTCTGTCCCGGTACGTAGTACGCTATCAGCTTATTCGCGGTCGCAATGGCAGCAAGGTGTATGAGGACTGCACCAAAGCAGAATTTCAAGCACGGCATGCAGTTGCAGAAATCATTGAAAGCACACTGAAAGTCTGGGGTGAAGCATGAACCGCAAACACTTCCCTGATACCACGTTCCACCTTCCACAGCTACTTGACGTAGACTTCTTCAATAGCTGGGCAGCAGAACATCTTTGGAATGGTCGCATCTGGCGCAATGGCGCAGTGTATAAACCAGCCTCACCACAAGAGGCGATGCTGGAATACTTCAATACCGCACTTACTGAGTGGGGCGGTATTGGGGACATAAATTACCGTTTGGCTGCAAAACACTTTGTAGCTAAGCAAATTCAAACGGCCTATAGCCAATACATAACTGAAAAATTGGGAGTACCAAACGAATGGAACATGCAAACGAAACTGAAACTTCCGCAGGCGCAGGTGGATTAAATTTCTCCCCGCCTGAAGCAATTCGACAGCGGGGGCGCAGACGACTCAACCTGCGGATGAAACGCTTTCCAACGGTTGATATTGAGGAGGCCGATTACTGGAAACTTACTGAACTTCTGCAGAATGAATACGGTACTGTTCCGAACGGGGCGTATGCAGTATTCGTAAGGACAATCCTGAAAGAATACCTGCAACAGCACGGCGAAAAGCCAACCCCGCAGGCAGTTGACGTTTTTTGATTAACAAGCAAGCAGTAAAACTGCAAGGAAGAGACTCGAAATGAAACAAAGTATAAACGACAGCACTGACTTCTTAGCCACCCTCAACGAAGGGCAGCGGGAAATCTGCGACAGTGCCTATGCGTGGCATAAAAACCTGCAAGCGAAATTGGCTTCTGCCCCCAAGCAGGAAAAACCCAAGAATGCCAGCATCAAAGAGCTTAAAAAGGTAACGCTGAATGCCAGCGCAGTGAAATTCACAGATCGCTGCTTGGTACTCCAAGGCGAACCCGGTACTGGTAAAACATACTCTATCCGTGCGTTCATTGGCCTGCAAGGGGTGCGCCCCTTGCTTACTGCAAGCACGAACAAAGCTGCACGGCAATTGAGTAAGGCTTGCAAAACGAAAGCTGTGACAATCCACAGTGCCCTGAACCTCATACCAACTGCGGCAAAGTTGTACCAGCGGTTTCAACCTGACCTCAGCGAATTTAATGTTATTGTGTGTGATGAAGGCAGTATGATTGACGACGATTTGCTGTACCATATTGAAAAGACCGGGCTTCCAGTAATTTTCCTTGCGGATGCTTGGCAGTTACCACCAGTGGAAGGTAACAAAGAGAAAGGCGACGGGGCAAAAGTCTGGCTGGCAGATGACGGCGGTGTAAGTTTTACCAAGGTAGCTGCAACTGACCCCAGCCGTATCAACCTCAGCCCAATTTTTTACAAAGGTTTTCGTGGCTTTCACCTGACACAAGTCATGCGGCATGGCGGGGATATTCTTTCTTATGTTCAGCGCATTCGTAAACAAGTCTTTGCCAAGGTGAAACTTCCGCCTAAGCTGGACGACTTGCAGAGTATTAAAGTCGTAAGTAGTTCCAGTGTATTGCAGCGCATTACCGACAAAACTACACTGAAAGAACTGGAAGTAGGTGAGCGCAAACTGATTGCGTGGACAAATGCAAGTGTGGATAAATTCAACCAGCGTGTACGATTGGAAATCTTTGGGGAACAAGCGCATACTGAGCGGTTCTTACCAAAGGATTTGCTGATCTGCACTAAGCCCTACATGGAAAAAGTTGACAACGCCAGTGGCGGTGTTTCCCTTTCAACGGTATTGACCACTGACAGTATGTTGGAAGTAGTCGAAGTTCAAAAGGCACGACGTGAGCCAGCTTTCAAGCACGAAGACCTGTACTGTGACATTATCCGCTGCAAAGATGAAATGGGCAGTCTGGTCAAGTTGTACAGTGTGAGTGTTGAGCTGGGGCAAGACCAACTGATGAAAGCCCTGCTGGACAAAGTGATGGAGCAAGTAAAAATACTGCCCCGTGGTACAGATAAAAATACGGCTATGGACTTCCTCAAAACCTGGCCATTGTTGTTTTTGCAGTGTAAACATGCATTTGCATTGACCAGTCATCGTAGCCAAGGCAGTACGTTTAAGAATGTCTGGGTTCTTCGTGACGACATTATGAAGAACCGGAATCGCACTGAGGCATTCCAAAGTTACAACGTTGCTTGCAGTCGTGCAAGTGAGAATCTGGAAATTGTTGGGGGAACTTTCTAATGGCATTTGACTTAGCAGCACTCAAAGCAACTACATTAACCTTCACACCTGAAGCTGAAGCCAACGCAATCACAGCATTCAGTGCAAACATGGCTGAAGACAAGCAGCAGGAGTTTATTCGTCGAATCAGGGACGGTGAGGTAATCACTGCGGAAGAGGCCAAGGAAATCGTCGGTTTCTTTCGTTACCAGCGGGAGCAATCGGTCGGCAAAGTGGCGGCAACACCTGAGAGAAAAACCAAGGCGAAGGCTGCACCTAAGAAACCCAAGGCGGAAGCAGTAGTTCCGCAAATGTTGCAGGTATTTTAATATGTACAACCTTAACGCTGAAACACTCTTCCCCCCCAGCATTGACAGCCAAGTGTACACCAGTTGGCTAACGTGCAAGCGGAAGTTCGCAAATCGGTACTTGTACCACATGCAAACTCAGTACGAAAGCACTGACCTGATTGCAGGAGCAAGCCTTGCAGCGGCTATGGAGGCAGCACGAACTGACTTCTACTTGCACGGCAAATCGCAGGAAGAAGCCATTTTCTCAGCCATGCGAGCGGCAATACTGGAATACGGCGACCATGTACCACAGAAGCCTGAAAAAACGATCAAGCGAGTGTTAGATGCAGTAGTTGCCTACTTCGACCATTTCCCGCTGGGTATGGATGACCTAGAGCCTGTTATTCTGGCAGATGGTCATCCGGCAGTTGAGGCAAAGTTCCGCATCCCACTGGGGATTATGCACCCGGAGACTGGCGAAGAACTCTGCTACACAGGTACGATGGACTTTGTAGCCACCAAGTACAGGCAGGTATTCCCAGTGGATGAAAAGACAACTGGTGGCGGGTTTACCCAAGCATGGGAACAGCAGTGGCATCTGCGTAATCAGTTCTTAGGCTACTTGTGGGCACTGAGACAAGCTCAGATTACTGGTCATGGTGCAATTGTTCGTGGTATTACCTTCCCAAAGAAGGTTGACCCTGACGAAGTTGCAAACCACCAGTTTATTGAACTGATGATTCCCATTGCACCGCAGGTTGTGGATTATTGGGAACGCCAGATGCGGCAGGAAGTGAAAGCCATGCTTAATGCGTATGCGGAACTAAAGGCTGGCAACCCAACTTTCCAATTGTCCTTTGGGGTAAACTGTAATGATTATAATCGAAAATGTGAATTCATGGACGCATGTACAACAGCTAATCCTGATGTGGCAATCGCCCAGAGATTCGATCAATTGGTATGGATGTCAGACAGGCGTGAGAACGTAAGTCTGGCGGAAGTTAAACAACAACTTGGACTGGCATAAGCCAGAAGGAAGAGACTCATGGCAAACCGTTTCACTGCCCTACTTTATGGGGCTAGTAAATCAGGCAAGAACGTCAGCATAAGCACACTGCTCAAGGCTGGGCAAAAGGTGCGACTACTTGCGGCAGACCCAAATGCGGAAGTGGGTATTCGCATGGGCTTTAAGCACCACAAGCTGACGGCTGAGCAGATTGCAAACTTCGCAGCCGTCAATTTAACCCTTGGCAGCACTGGCGAAAGTGACAAGGCGCTGAAGAACCTCAAGGCCACCACCACAAGTGCGCTGCGAGTTACGGCGGATGCAATCAGCAAGCAGATGGCAGACCCAAACAAGAAGGACAAAACGCAGCTATTGCGAATAGTAGACGCAATGGAATCCTTCAAAAGCAGCAACGGCACAGACTACGGCAAAATCACTGAATGGGGCAGCGACACTACATTAGTGTTTGACGGCCTGACAGTACTTTGCCGGGCTGCGGAGACCACCATCGTAGGCGACCAACTTGCAAAATCGCAGCCAAATTACCAAGCGTTGCAAAACTTAGTCAAGCAGTATATTCTCACACTGACGAACCTAAACTGCAACTTCGTGATGCTTGCCCATGATGATCAGCTAAAGGACGATACTGACGGCAAGATGAAAATCTTTCCACTCAGTGCCGGGCCGAGCCTGAGCAACTGGATACCCGGCAACTTCGGCGAGCTTATTTACAGTCAGCGTAAGGTGGATAAGTTCGTTTGGTGTACCCGGCATATGCAGGCGGTTTGTGGCGGGCAACTACTGCAACCATTAAGTGACGATCTGCCGCAGGACTTCACGCCGATTGTGAAAGCCTTGGCAGAACTTGATAGGCCGTTGTTTTGAATCGCGTAAACAATGCCGCCGCTTAGTTTACTTAACCCAAAACTTTTTCATTTTTATCAACGGGCAGTAGCCCATATTTTAGGAAGCAACAAAATGGCAACATTCAACTTAGAAGCACTGAAAGAGATGACATTAACACCAGAAACTTTGGCTGAGATGCCTACAGAGTATGCATTACCTCCAGAGGGGGAAGTGGTGGCAGTAGTGGATGGCAATGAACTCAAGATGACTGAGTTTTCCGATAGGGCAACTGGGGCAACAGTCACTAAGGCAGTAATGGAAGTTCGCTGGTCAGTCCAAGATGCCTCAGTTCTTGAAGCTCTTGGGCGTGACAAGGTAATCGTATTCCAGCAAATCTGGATTAATCTGAGTGAGGAGGGTATGCCAGACCTTCAGAATAATCTGGAACTGTCTAATCTTGGTAACAAGGTTTGGCCTGGGGAAGGCGTGCCACTTTATGATAATGGTTTCTGCGGTCGGTATGCGAATGTCCTGATTCGTCACGTTACTGACAAGCAGAAGCCAGGTCAAAGCCCAGAGGACGTTAAGACCCGTGCGAAAGTAACCCGTGTTAAACCTTTCACTGGCTAATCATCTTTCATAGTCCGTAACAGGGCAGGGGCATTCGTGTTCCTGCCCGCAACAAAATCCGATTCAGTAAGCCTTTTTTTCAAGGGGAGTTCCCAATGTCCGAATTACAGTATTTAGATGTAGGTTGCATTTATGTGGCTGAAGACCGTCAGCGCCAAGAGTTTCAGCAGCAAGGGTTAATTGACCTAATGCAAAGTTTGCGTGAAACTCATGGGCAGTTGCAGCCGATAGTGGTTAAGCCGGAAGAAGGCTTACTGAATGGGTACACGCATGTATTGATTGCTGGGGAACGACGACTGCGAGCAGTTAAGCAATTGTATGAAAGCCAAAATCTTGCAGTGTTTGGTAGCGGTACTCCTGAGAGTTATATTAATTTCAATGGTACGCCTCTGCCATTTGGTAAGATTGCCTGTATTGCCAGTGATGCCTATACTGATCTGGTTACTATGCTGGAAGCAGAGTTTGCTGAGAATGAGCAGCGTCAGGGATTTACGTTTGTTGAACGCGCTGCAGCCATTCATAAGATTGCAAGTCTGAAGAAGAAGATGGAAGAGGAACGGCGCTCAGTAGAGAATGATGTGCCGAAGGAAAAACTTCGTCCTAGCTTTACAGGCTTGGCTGGTGGTATTCTTAATAAGCAAGTTGTGCGGGAAACGGCAGCCGCAACTTCGCCAAACAAGTTCGCAACTCCAGCCAGTATTCAAACAACTGCCTGCGCAATCAAAACAATTGAAATGCTGAATAGTGCCAAGACGCCAGAAGCTGTCAAGAAGCAGTTGAATGCCGCTACCAGTCAGAAAGAAGCCTTGAAAATTATCAGCGCGGCGGAGAAGGCAGCTACTCGGCATAAGCTGGGTATGGAGGTTGCCAACAGCAAGAAGAAGGCGCATAGGATTTTACGTGGGGATTGCCTGAAACTGCTGGCGGATGAGGCAGACTTTACTTATGATATTCTACTCAGTGACCCGATTTACGGAATGGGTGCAGATAAGTTTGGTAATGCGGCTGGTAAGATGGCTGGGCAAACCCATAAGTACGATGACAGTTATGAGACTTGGAAACAAGTAATTCCAGCTATGATGGCGGCACTGAACAAAAAGCTGAAGTATGATGCACACCTGTTCCTTTTCTGCGATGTGGAGAGGTTTTTTGAGTTGAAGCGGATTGTTGCTGACTCAGGCGATACTGACAACCCTTGGCATTTCCATCGTGTGCCAATGATTCAGTATAAGAAGGAAGGCGGTAGGCTGCCAGTTCCGGGTAAGGGTGCGCGTCGCAGTTATGAGTGTTTCCTGTTTGGCTGGCGCGGTGATAGGGTTGTGCATGGTGATCTGAAGGATGTAATCGACACGGTATCGGACAGAACTGAAGACAATGGAGCAGGTAAACCTGTGGCACTGCTGGAGACACTCCTACGTTGGTGCAGTTCCCCCGGTGAGAAAGTGATTGACCCAATGGCTGGCAGTGGGAGTTTGTTACCAGCCGCCCATCGCTGCTTAGTGGACGCGACGCTGATGGAGATTAACCCAACAGACTTCGGTCGCATCAGAGAACGGCTAGAGGAGCTTGACTAATGCCTGCACCAAAAAAACCCAAAATAAAAACTGAATTTACCCAACCCTTACGAGTATCCCCGGGCAAATCAGTACTCATTCTGTATGGTCAGCCGGATACCGTAAGCCTGCGTCAAGACGTGCCATTTAGCAGTCCAAGCTGCAAACGGTTATTCAACGATGTTGTGCAGCTTGCCAATGTGCCATTCACTGACATTCAACAGTATTATATTTTGCATGAACGCTGCTTAGGCCGTGATGGGGATGCGATCTTTCGGACTGAAAAGCAACTGATTGCAGACAATGCGCCCAAACTAGCTGACGCTACGTACACATGGTTCAAGCAAGAATATATGCTCAGCCATTTCCATAAGTACATTGAATTACTGCGTCATATCTTGCAAACCCTGAAGCCTAGTCTTATCATTGCTGCCGATAAGTGGGCATTGTTTTTCTTGGCAGGCTTGGAAATTGAATACAAGGCAATTGTGAAGTCTGACACTGGCGTAACTGGGACTTGGCGTGGTAGTCATATGCAGCTTGCACCGTATTACACTACGACCGACGACAAGTCTGATGTAAGTTGGCCTCACGTTATGATGCCAATCATTAGTATTGCTGACCTTTTTGCAACCAATGCAAACTGGCACACACATAAACTTGATATGGCTCGGTTTGGTCAGATGTATGCCAATTACCGCCGTGGCGAACTGCAAAAAAGCATTACGCGGGAAGAGCATTTTCTTATTCCCCCAGAGCAGGCCACACCTGAGTTTTACGAAGAACTCATGGGGGCGCTCGCTCAGATTGCGGCTAACTTGGCAACGAGTGCGACTAAAGTTCCACTCAGTGTGGACATTGAACACTTGAAGAAACCTGTGTTCATTGATTGCATTGGTATCGCCACCAGTGCCAAAGATGCAATCACTGTGCCGATTTATACCCGCAATGGTCAGTCATACTGGTCGCCCCAGCAGGAAGAGGACTTGTACTTTGCACTGAAGTATGTGCTGGAACACAAGAATGCCGCAATTATTGGGCAGAACTTCAATTATGACAGCTTCTGGCTGCGTGAAAACCTTTGCCTGAATGTGGTCTGTACTTATGACACAATGACCCTGCATCATAGCATGTTCCCAGCGCTTGAGAAGAATCTGGGTTATCTCAGCAGCATGTACTGTGAGCACCACTTGTACTGGAAAAACGAGATTGACGAGACTAAATACAGTAGTCCATCCGAACGCTGGGCATACAACTGTAAGGACACAACCAGAACTTTTGAAATTTGCCAGAATTTGCTGGCACGTATTGAGGAGTTCCGGGGGCGTAATGACAAACTGCTGAGTGCCATCGAGTTCCAAATGAAGGAACTTCACCCAACTGTACGGCTGGTTGGTAATCGTGGCTTCGACGTAAACACCAGCCTGCGTGGTGAGATTCACCAACAGCTGTATGAGGCTATCGGCAAGCTGGAAGCCCAGTGGAAAGTTATTGCTGATGCTGAGATTAGCAGTAGCAGCCCACTGCAATTGGCGCATTTCCTGTACAAAGACCTTGGCCTGGAAGTGCCCAAAGTGACTAAGGCTTCAGCCAATGGCTTGCCCACGTCGGAAGAGGCTATGGTTGCGCTGATGGAACAGTACCCGCTGCTTACACCAGTACTGCAAGTATTACTAGACGTGCGCAGTTTGCGAGTTTTCCAGAAAACTTTCATCGAGGCTAAAACCTCAGTTGATGGTAAGATGCGGACGGTGTATAGCATTGATGGGACTGACACCTTCAGGTTCAATAGTAAGAAGTTGCCAGATGGCACGGGGTTAAACCTGCAAAATGTGTCCAAGGGTGGAAAAACTGCAAGCGGTGTACCATTACCTAATGTTCGTAAGCTATTCATTCCACCCCCAGGTTATGGAGTGTTCGATACGGATTTTGACAGTGCTGACTTGCGGGTTGTGGTTGCGGAAAGTGGGTGCAGGGAGATGCAAAGTTGGTTAGACGCGGGACTTAAACCTTATATCATGATTGCTCGTGAATACCACAAGGACAACAGCATTGATAAGTACCACCCAGCCTATAAGCTGTTCAAAGCCTACGCGCATGGCAGTAATTACATGGGGTCTGCTTCAGGTCTGGCGAAACGCATCGGCTTACTTGTACACGAAAGTGAGAAGCTGCAAAAGTGGTACTTTCAAAAATTCCCTGAGATTCACGGGTGGCACAAACGCATCAGGGCGCAAGTTGATGGTCGAGGTTACATTGAAAACTGCTTTGGTTACAGGTTCGTCTTCTATGACAAAGGTCGGCATACACTGTACCAGCAGGCTTGTGCTTGGATACCTCAGTCTACTGTTGCTTGCTTAGTTAACCGTGCAATGGTCAGTATTACGAAATACGAGAATCCTGAAGAACTACGAGTTCTTTTGCAGGTGCATGACAGCCTTGCGGGATTGTATCGGTTGGACTTGCCTGACCCGAAAGGTTTGTTACGTAAACACATGGAGACAGTTTTGCCTTACTCAGGAAAACACGTCATCATTCCGGCTGATGCCGCATTATCAACCAAGAGCTGGGGAGACTGCTCATGACTACCTATGGCTTACTAGAGATTAGCCTAACCCTTACTTAGTGTGTACAATGCTTTGTAAGGGTTATGTAACCCGATTTGAGCAATATCTAACCAATAGGTGCAATCATGCAAGACCAAACTGTCCTGAATACCACAATTCCCCCAGAGCTTAAAAAAGCCCTGATCAAGCAGGCACAAGCTAACGGCAGGAGTTTAAAGAAAGAACTTGAATTTATCCTGAAGGCTTATTTTGAAGCTAAGGGGGTAGCAGTATGAATGAGATTACTGAATTTACCTACCAAGGGGTAAACTTAAAGTATAGCCCTGAAACTGGTAAGTGTTGGCGACAGCTAAAAAGGGGCAGCTGGAACTTAATTACGCCTGTAGATGTCGCAGGTGGATACACTAAGATTGGGATTTGTGGCAGGGGTTTTAAATTGCACAGAATTATTGCTGAAGTATTTCTGAATAACGGACAGCCCTTAGCCCCTCAGCAAGAGGTTGACCACATCCAACCGGCTGATGGCAGCCATGCCCAGGACAGGCTAAGTAATTTACGTATCGTATCCCACAGCCAGAATTTGAAGAATCAACGTATTGCACGCAACAATAAGTCTGGCTACAAAGGGGTGTCTTGGGAGAAGAAGGCTAATCAATGGCGGGCACAGATAGTGAGTTGCGGCAGACGTAAATACTTAGGCTTATTTGCAACCCCTGAAGCCGCAGCATTAGCTTACGACAAAGCTGCAAAGAAATTGCATGGTGAATTTGCAAAACTTAATTTTAACTGAAGAGGAAATTTTTATGAAAAATCCTGAAATCGTCAGAAAATCTTGCAGGTTTTGTGCAAAACTTCACAGAATTTCAGGCTCCTGCGTAGATGTGAACATAGACAATATCTACGCACCACGTCAGCCTGATGACACGGCTTGCCCACTATTTACTGCAACCACGCATGAACACTTCCCTAACATCCAATTGGAGAACACTGATGACTAAGAAACCAATCCCCACAGCCGTTGCCGACTTGATCGAAACAACATTCATGACCCCTGCTGAACATGCAGTGCAAGCAGGCTTTACTAACTGGGCAACAGTTTGCATGTCTGGGGTAGACCCCACTGAGATGTTTCTGACTACAGCCAGTGGTGATACTGACGCCTTGCTTGCCGGAAGTCAAAGAGCTGAACAAGTACTTAGCAGCTATGAGGCGGTGTATACTACTGATCTGAATGTGCCACCTCACCCAAAAATCACACTCTGTGCAATACTAACCGAAGGAGCAGGCCATGAATGACCCGGTAAACAACCCAGCCCACTACACAAATCACCCGTCAGGCATTGAGTGCATCCAAGTGACTGAGCATATGAACTTCAATCGTGGTAATGCTGTGAAGTATATCTGGCGGTGTGGTGACAAGGGCAAACCAGTGGAGGATTTACGTAAGGCTATCTGGTACTTGGAGCGGGAGATTGCAAGGCTGACACAGACAAAGCAAAGCGTTCATCCACCTACTGGGCTGTATACACTGACGGAACGGAGCTAACCCCCCACCCCCCGCACGTTGTGCACATCCCCCTTACC